CGTGTCCAATAAAAAGCTCCATCCGGCCGAGCAGTACGCTCACGACGTCGTCGCCGGCCGCATTGTCACCTCGCGCCTAGTTCGCCTCGCCTGCCAGCGTCATCTCCGTGATCTCGTGGAGGGACATAAGCGCGGGCTATGGTTCGACGTCGCGGCTGCACAGCGTGTCCTCGACTTTTTCCAGCTCCTCAAACATTCGAAAGGCGAATGGGCCGGCCAGTCGTTCGATCTCGCGCCGTGGGAACAGTTCATTTTGTGGGTTTCGTTCGGCTGGAGGCGCGCCGACGGGACGCGAAGGTTCCGCACTATTCACATTGAGGTCGCGCGAAAAAATGGGAAGTCCACGCTCTGCGCCGGCGTCGCTCTCTACGTCGCATTCGCGGACGGCGAGCCAGGCGCCGAGGTCTACTCGATCGCCACGAAAAAAGACCAGGCGCGAATCGTTTTCAATGAAGCCGAACGGATGCGGGCGGCTTCGCCGGCGCTCAAAAAGAGGATCCTGAGTTTTCGCGATAATCTCAACGTCCCCAAAACCGCCTCGAAATTCGAACCTCTCGGATCCGACCAAGACACGCTCGACGGCACCAATCCCTCCGGAGTCATCGTCGACGAACTGCACGCACACAAAACCCGCCAGCTCTGGGATGTCATGGAAACGGCGCTCGGAGCCCGCCGGCAGCCGATCATGTTTGCGATCACGACGGCCGGCAAGCCGGGCGAATCGATCTACCAGGACCAGCACGCGTACGCCGAGAAAGTTCTCGAGCGTATGATCGAGGACGACACGTTTTTCGCATACGTCGCGCAGCTCGATCCCGCCGACGATTGGGAAGACGAGCGGGCCTGGGTCAAAGCGAATCCAAATCTTGGGATCTCGGTCAAGCTCGACAATCTCCGCGAGCTCGCGCACAAAGCAAAAAATCAGCCGTCGGCTCTCAACGCCTTTCTCCGTCTACGCTTGAATCGGCCGGCCGGCGACTTCGCTCGCTGGATCCCGATCGACAAGTGGAACAAATGCGTCGGCTACGATCTCGTCGGCCGCGACGCCAAATCGCTGCTCGCCGAGGTCCTACCGACCCTCGCGGCTCGAAAGTGTGTCGCGGCTGTCGACCTGTCTTCGAAGATCGATCTCACGGCGTACGTCAAACTTTTCCCTCCGACCGACGAGGATCCACGCTGGATCCTGATCCCGCGTTTCTTCATGCCGGAGGAAAACGTCGATCGACGCGTGAAGGAAGATCGTGTCCCGTACGACCTCTGGATCCGCGAAGGATTCGTCACCAAGACCGACGGCAACGTCGTCGACTACGACGTCGTCAAGGCCGCGATCCTCGAAGACGCGAAGCGCTACGAAATGCTCGAGCTCGCGTTCGATCCCTGGGGCGCGCTGCAGGTCTCGATTCAGCTCGCGAAGGAAGGCCTCACCGTTTCCGAATTCCGCCAGGGCTTCGCCTCGATGTCCGAACCGACCAAACAATTTCTCGCGCTCGTTCTGAGCAACAAGCTCGCCCACCTGGCGAACCCCGTCCTCAAGTGGATGGCCTCAAACGTCGTCGTGAAAATCGACGAGGCCGGAAACGAAAAGCCCAACAAACGGAAGAGCGCGGAGCGCATCGACGGGATCGTCGCCGCGATCATGGCGCTCGGTCGCGCGATGTTCATTCCCGAGGATTCGGGAAAGTCGGTCTACGACGACCGCGGAGTTCTGTTCCTGTGAAGTTCGAAGTTCGTGACGCGATCGCGATCGTCGGGCTCGCGTTGATCATCGGCGGGATCGCTCACTGGTCGAAGCCTTCCGCGGTGATCGTCCTCGGCGCCGTTTTGTTTGTCTGGGCGTACGTGACGACAAAGCCGCAAGGACCCCGCTCCGGCGGGACGGCCGCTTAATTATGGGACTCATCGCCCAACTCCGCACCTCCCTTGAAAATCCCTCGACGCCGCTCTCCTATCCGGCCGAGTGGCTGCTCGATATTTTCAATGGCGGCCGGACCGACTCCGGGATCCGCGTCTCGGAAAAAACCGCGCTGCAGGTCACAACGATATTCGCGTGTGTGCAGCTCATCTCCGGCGCCGTTGGCTCTCCCGACCTCAACGTGTACGAACGCATTTTCGCCGAGAACAAACGGGCAGGGAAGCGGATCGCCTACGAGCACAGTCTATTCGATCTGCTCGAGAACGAGCCGAACGATGAGATGAGCTCGTTCACTTTCCGCACGACGCTCCAGGCCCACGCGCTGCTCTGGGGAAACCTCTACGCCGAGATCCAGCGCGACAACGGGAACCGCATCCTTGCGATCTGGCCGCGCAATCCGTCGCGGACGCGCCCGTTCCGTCTTATGACGGATATGGTGATCCAGGGCGAGAGATTGCCGAAGGGATCGCTCGTCTACAAAACGACCGAGGGAGCTCGCGAGGTCGCTGTCAATCCGGAATCTCCGAATGATGGCGGCTCGGAGCGCGTGATCTTGAAGGAAGACATGATTCACATCCCAGGCCTCGCGCTCGACGGCCGGCTGGGCGAATCGGTCGTCAACCTCGCGCGCCAGGCTGTCGGGCTCGCGCTCGCCACGGAAAAATTCGGAGCCAAAGTTTTTGGCAACGGCGCCGTCCCGGGACTAACACTCTCGCATCCCGGAAAGCTCCAGGACAAAGCTCGCGAGAATCTGAAAAAAAGTATCTCCGAAGCGTACGGCGGCGAAAACGTCTGGCGCCCGATGGTCCTCGAGGAAGGCCTCAAAGTCGATCGCATCGGCTTCGAGCCGGATAAGGCGCAAGCGCTCCAGACGCGGCAATTTCAGAAGGGCGAGATCTGTTCGATCTTCCTCGTCCCGCCGCACATGGTCGGGGACACCGAAAAAACCAATCGCGCGAACACCGAGCAGATCGGTCTCGAGTTCGTCACGTTCACGATGCGCCGCTGGTACAAGGCCTGGGAGCAGGAGCTCAAGCGGAAATGCTTCCCGAAAACGGGCCAGTCAGCCGGCAAGTTTTTCGCCATGTTCGATACGCGGCCGCTCACGATGCCGGACGCCGACAGTCGCAGAAATTTTTATTCTGCCGGGCACCAAAACACTTTTCTCTCCGCGAACGACACGCGCGAGATGGAGCACCTCAACCCGATCGACGAACCCTGGGCCGACGGCTACTGGGTACAGATCAACATGCAGAACGCCGAGACGGCCTGGATGGATCCCGGACAGGGGCCCGGTCCCGCCGATCCCTCCGATCCAGCGTCCGAGGAGCCGGACAAGCTCGGCAAGCGTTTCGTTCGCGCGTATTCGAGGCTATTTCGCGACGCGTTCAATCGAGTTTTGGTCCGCTCGAGCGCCGATTCGGGAGTCTTTCAGCGCGCTTTCATGCCGGTTTTTTTGAGCCTGGCGGAGTCGTTCGGTGAGCTCGCATCGCAGGAAAACGAGTACGACGCGGCGCCGCACCTCAGATTTCTCTCGGACTACATCGAGGGGATGCAAAAACGCTTTGACGGGTGGAAGAGCGCGAATGGCGAGGCCGACAAGGCCGCGGAGCGCGAGCTCGGCCGAGCCGTGAAGGCAATCTCGATCGAAGTATACCGGGAAGTGGCGGCCGCTCGAGCGAAGGCGCAGCTCACGGCAAAACCAAGACCGCAGCTCGAGGAGGTTCTAACGTGAAGCGAGAATTTCGCACGATCCACGGCGCGCAGATCCGCGCGAAGAAAAAGGACGGGAAGAACACGATCGAGGGTTACGCCAGTGTTTTCGATCAGCTATCCGTCGACCTCGGATGGTACCGCGAGCGGATCATGCCGGGCGCGTTTACCGAATGCCTCAAGGGCAGTCCGGACGTCCGCTGTCTTTTCAATCACGACCCGAGCGTCATTCTCGGCCGCACGAAAAACGGAACGCTGCGCCTCAAGGAAGACAACACGGGCCTCCGCTTCGAAGCGGATCCGCCAGACACCCAGGCGGCGCGCGACGTCGTTACCGTGATCGACCGCGGCGACGTCGACCAATGCTCGTTCGGAATGTATGCGCTCGACGTCGAGTGGACTCAGGAGCCGGACCCGTCCGATTCCTCGAAGCTCATCCTCGTCCGCCGTGTGAATAGAGCTGATTGCTTCGATACTTCGCCGGTCACGTACCCGGCGTTCGAAGGCACGTCCGTCGACGTGCGATCGATTTTTCCAGACGGTCCTCCCGATGACGTGCTCGAGCACGTTCCAGATCTGCGCTTCACGCGCCGCGCTTCCGATCGGATCACGGAAGACCAACGCGAGGCGGCTCGTCGCGCGGCCGCGAAAGATTGCGCTTGCGATTGCGCTGCCTGCCAGGACGGCGAATGCGACGAGTGTTCTGACACCGATTGCGAGGACTCGAACTGCACCGACTGCCCTGCGCAGGAAGAGGCACGATCGCTCCGCGGCGATTCGAAGCGCACCAAGCGCGTCGATGGCGAAGATCTCACGGCCGATTGCTTCGCATTCGTCGGCGAAAAGGATAAGACGGCGACCTGGAAGCTCCCGATCAAGTTCTCGACCGAGGAAAAAACCAAATCCCACATCCGAAACGCGATCGCCCGATTCGGGCAGACGAAGGGAATCCCGGCCGAGGAAAAATCGAAGGTCTGGAAGCGCATCGTCGCCGCCGCGAAAAAACACGGGATCGACGTCAAGGAAGAGGACTCGATCCGAGCCGGCATCGTCACCGACGACGAGCGCGACAAGATGCAGCGCCGCGTTGAAATCGCGAAGCGCGCTTAACGATTTTCGGTCTCTGCCCCGCGTCGGATGCGGCTGCGCGTGATAGCGCGAGCGGGCACAGAGGCAAACGAGGACCTCAGCGCGGAGCGCCGAGGGGCCCGAATCTAAAACACGAGGAAATAAGAAAATGAGTTTGAGCAAAATTAGGGAGCTCCGCGAAAAGCGCGTCGGGCTAGTGACGAAGGCGCAAGAGCTCCTGAAAAAAGAAGGACTGTCGGCCGAAGATCGGACCGCATTCGACGGATTCATGGGCGAGGCGGACACGATCAAGCTCGACATCGACCGCATGGAACGAGCGGAAGCGGCGGACGCCGAACTGCGCGGATCCCAGCGGCCGCCGAACGATCCAGTCGGAGGCGGCCAGCCCGATGCGATCGGCGAATACCGGACGGCGCTCCGCCGGCACGGCGCGAAAGCAATCGAACTCGTGCGGCCGGAAACCCGGGCGCTCGTCGAAAAATACAACGAGCAGTACTGGCAAGCCTTCCGCAACGTGTCGCTCCGCGGCCTCTCTGGAGTTTCGGACGAGGATCGCGCGGCGTTCACGGGCACGCGGAAGGAATTCCGCGACATGGGGATCTCGGTCTCGACGGACGGCGGCTATTTCGTGCCGCAAGGCTACGTCTACAAGATCGAGGAAGCCATGAAGTACTACGGCGACATGCTCAACACGTCGGAAATTCTCGACACCGCGAGCGGCCAGCCGTTGCCCTACCCGACCGATAACGACGTCTCGAACATGGGCGAGATCACCGGTGAAGGCCAGCAAGTCACAGAACAGGACGTGACGACCGGCCGGATCATGTTCGGGGCGGAGAAGTTCGATTCGAAAATAGTGAAGGTCTCCCTCGAGTTGCTGCAGGACTCCGCTTTCGACATCGAATCGTACCTGCAAAAGAAGTTCGCAATCCGCATGGGCCGGATCTACAACAACAAGTTCACAGTCGGCCAGGGAAATAGCGCGTCACCGGTCGAGCCGACCGGCATCATCACCGCGACCGTCGCGAACAACGGGACACCGCAGCTCTGGGGCGGTGGATCGGGTCCGGGCATTCCGGTAATCGCAGCCGGCGACCCGAACAACGCTTCGCCGGATGGCGGGAGCCAAGTCGGCTGGCCAGATCTCGTGAACCTCGAGCATTCGGTCGATCCGCTGTATCGGAAACAGGGCGCGAAGTGGATGATGCACGACACAACGCTTCGCTTTCTCAAGACGACTACCGATAAGTACGGCCGGCCATTGTTTCTTCCAGGCGTCGCAGTGAACGCTCCGGACACGATCTACGGCTACCCGTTCTCGATAAACAACGACATGGCGCAGATCGCGGACAACGCCGTGACGGTCGCGTTCGGGCAGCTCAATAAATATCTCATCCGCCGAGTGAAGGAATTCGCGCTCGTCGTGCTGAGGGAACGCTTCATCGATTACGGCCAGATCGGGTATCTCGGGTTCAGCCGCGCCGACGGCAATTTGCTCGACGCCGGCACGCATCCCGTGAACTACCTGAAACAGGCCTCAAGCTAACCCGGCACTCGAGCCTGATCTCGACGTCGGTATAGACGGGGGCGCCTGGAGCGATCTGGGCGCCTCCCGTATTTTTTGGGAGCTCACATGCTGATTCGTTTGAAAGATTCCGGCGAAGTCATCGACGTCGCAGTCGGCGTCGCCGAGGACCGCATTCGCAACGGACGCGCGGAGCTCGCAGCCGCGGCGAAGGTTCCGGAGAAGGCGATGGTCGATCCGCGCGAGCAGCGCGCGACCGCGCCCGAGCAGGACACCAAGCCGAAGAAACCGAAGGCACGATCCGCGCGCTAAATGGCGGGACTACAGATCGAGATTCCGGCCGCGACTTCCGCGGTCTCGCTCGCGATCGCGAAGCTCCACTGTCGCCTCACGAGCGACCTCGAGGACGACCTCATCGGGCTCTATATCGAAGCCGCGACCGAGGACGCCGAGGATTTCACTTCGCGCTCGTTTGTGAACAAGGGCTACGTCGAAGTCTACGACTCGTTTCCCTATTTCACGGACACGATCCAATCGCAACTGGCGTATCCGCCGGCGTACTACTCGCTTCCGCGCTACTCGACGACGCTGTGGAATTATTCGCAGATGGTGAAGATCCTGCGATCGCCGCTCAGCTTCGTCGATCGGATCGACTACATCTCGAGCCAGGACGGAAGCCTGCAGACGCTAAGGCCGATTCTCGAAAACTGGCAGCCGGGCGTCGAATACTTCGTCGGCGACGAGATCGAGGACTCGAACGGAAACCTCCAGCAAGTGACGGCCGTCGCGGAAACGGAGACGCCGCCGGTCGAGGGCGAAACAATCGAAGAGGACGAGAGCGACGAAGAGGCCTCGGCCGTGAGCGGGACTTCGGCGCCTATCTGGAGTCAGGCGCTCAATGGCGCGGCGACCGATGAGGACCTGACCTGGACCTGCAAGAAAATCCCGGCGCCGGCCGGAGATTTTTATGTCGATCGGATTTCAGAGCCTCCAAGAATTTTTCCTGGCGGGCCGGGCAACTTCTGGCCGTCGGTCCTCTACGTTCCGAACGCGGTGCAGATCCACTACACCGCGGGATACGGATCGGACGCGACGGCCGTTCCTGCGAAGGCCAAAGTCGCGATTCTCCAGGCGGTCGCGCACTGGTACGAAAACCGCGAGTCTGTCTCGCCGCTCGATCTGAAGAAAGTCCCGGAACAGGCCGAGCGTCTCTTGATGGGTTCGCGGGTCTGGGATCTTGCACCAACTCGGGGCTAACGCCTCAAAAAGGAGAAACACGAATGGCACGTACGAAACTTACTCCGGTCACGCCGCTTGGGCCGTACATCGCGAGCGCCGGCTCGGGCGCTCTTGATCTCACCGAGACGGCCGCGGATACGACGAACCTCAATGCATTTCCGATCACTGGACGGGAAATTCTCATCGCCCACAACACGGACACGGCTGCTCACACGATCACGCTGACGACGGCGCCGGACGAGAAGGGCAGAACCGACGACATCGCCACGTACTCGATCGCCGCGGGCAAAGTCTCATGCTTCAACTATCGCGGCGGCCTGAACGGCTGGCAGCAATCGGACGGCAACGCCTATCTGCAGGCGAGCGATCCGACGGTCAAGTTTTGCGTCCTTTTGCTTCCGAACTAGTCGCCGGCGCTTAAAGGGCCATGCCTCCGAACACGACGCTCCAGGCGGGAAAGCTCC